AAAATTTTTTGATGTTTTGACGTATACGGGGACAGGAGTTAACAGAACTATTGCCCACAATCTCGGCTCAGTGCCGGGTTGCATTATGGTCAAGCGAACAACTACGTATGGTTATGATTGGGCTGTTTATCATCGTAGCCTTGCCAACACACAGTATCTTGTTTTAAACAGTACAGCCGCCGCCGCTACAGGCGCAACATGGTGGAACTCTACAACCCCCACATCTTCAGTTTTTAGCCTTGGTACTAACGCAAACGTTAATGATTCTGGCGCAACATACGTTGCCTACCTATTCGCCCATGACGCAGGAGGCTTTGGCCTGACTGAAACAGACAATGTTATTTCGTGTGGGTCGTTTACGGGTAACGGGACAACTCAAATTACAACTCTTGGTTATGAACCTCAATGGTTATTGTGGAAAAGAACTGATGCAAGTGGTAATTGGATATTGCCCGATACTATGCGCGGTTGGGATGTTACAGGTCTGCAAAATCAATTATATCCAAATACTTCAGGTGCTGAAAATGCGGCTGGCGGCACTTTAATTCCTGTTGCAACAGGCTTTCAACAGGCTTTAAATACAGCGGTTTCTCCTGCCACTTACATCTACATAGCCATACGCCGTGGCCCGATGAAAGTGCCTACAGTTGGTACTAATGTTTTTAGTCCTGTTGCAAGAACAGGTACTGGAGCAACGGCAACGGTAACCTCAGGTTTCCCCGTATCTTCAGCATGGATTAGTTCTAGAACAAATACAGTTAGTCAAGGTTTTCAAGTCTATGACAGACTACGTGGCGCAAATGCAAGATTAAGCCCTCCATATGCACAACAAGAATATTCTACGCCAACAAATGAATTAACGGGCTTTGATTCAAATACTTCTGTTACTTTGGGAGCGTCAACGCCTGACAGACTTACAAACTTCAGCGGCGAAACTTATATTAATTATTTTTTCCAACGCGCCCCCGGCTTCTTTGATGAGGTTTGCTATACGGGAGGTTCACCCTACAACAGAGCGCATAACTTAACTGTAGTTCCAGAGTTGATGATTGTTAAATGTAGAGACACGGCATATAACTGGGCCGTCTATTCTTCTGCGCTTGGGAATACCAAATATTTAAGATTGTCTAGTACAATCGCGGCGCAAACAGACACCGACATTTGGAGTAGCACAACCCCAACAACTACAGCGTTTTATGGTGGGCCTCAATCTGACACTTCAGGTGGCGGCGCTCTTTATGTTGCTTACCTCTTCGCAACCTGCGCTGGTGTTTCCAAAGTAGGCTCATACACAGGCACAGGCACAACACTACAAATTAACTGTGGCTTTACAGCAGGGGCGAGGTTTGTTCTCATCAAGCGTACAGACTCAACAGGTGATTGGTATGTGTGGGACAGCGCAAGGGGAATTGTTGCTGGCAACGACCCTTACCTGCTCTTGAACAGCACAGCGGCTGAAGTCACGGGTACTGACTACGTTGACACCGCAAATTCGGGTTTTGAAATATCCTCATCAGCCCCCGCCGCCATCAACGCAAGTGCTGGTACATTCATCTTTCTCGCAATCGCTTAATAGGAGCAAATCATGGAAATTCGTTTACGCTCAACTGGTGAAGTCATGTATGAGAGCGAGTTCCGTACTCGCTTTGCTCAGAACTTGCCATCCAATCCACTGACACAAGAGTGGCTCAACACCTACGTCAGTGACCCCGCTGGCGACATTGTGTTTGAAGGCCCACAAGCCTCTGGCGGCACGGTCTATCAGTACAGCCAACGCTCTGGCGTGGAACAGATTGATGGCAAGTGGTACACCAAGTACATCCTTGGCCCAGTGTTCACAGACTGCGCCGCATCAGAAGGCCAGCCTGCCCAGACAGCCGCCGAGCAGGAAACTGCTTACAAGGCAATGAAGGACGCAGAGCAAGCCAAGTCAGTACGTGCATCACGCACCCAACTGCTCAAGGACTGCGACTGGACACAGATTGCCGACAGCACCGCAGATAAAACTGCATGGGCTACCTACCGTACTGCCTTGCGTGACCTTCCAACTCAAGCAGGCTTTCCTTGGACAATGACTTGGCCTACTCAGCCCTAAAAAAATGAACATATCTTTACCAATTGAATTAGCAAACCAAGTCCTTGGTTACCTTGGCACGCGCCCCTATCAAGAGGTGTTTCATTTGATTCAAGCCATTCAAGAGGCGGCAAAGCCTCAAGAAGAGCCGAAAGACGAATGAGATGGCCGATGTGGAAGAACTTGCTACGGAAACGGATAAGCGATTGAGCATTCACGAAGCAATCTGCGCCCAACGGTACGAGGTTATTCAACAGCGTTTTGACGATGGCTCAAAGCGCATGACAAAGATTGAGTACCTCTTGTATGGCGTGATTGTTTGCGTGCTGTTTGGCCCCGGCGTGGCTGGTGAACTCATTAAGAAGGTGCTTGGCTTATGAATTGGGCAGATGTTCTCAAGGCGGTCATACCCATCATCGTGGCGTCCCTTGCTTGGCTTTTGGGTCAGGTCAATGACTTCTCCACTCGGCTGACACGAATTGAGGGCGCTATGCCTGCATTGATAACCAAAGAGGGCGTTCCCACAGACAGCCCAATTTCTGCGGAAAAAAGAGCCGTTATGAAAGAAAACTTGATGCAACACATCAACGAGTTGCAAGTCAAAGTCAGGTTGCTTGAAGAACGAGAAAAGATGGTGAAAAAATGATTCCAATAGTTGCATCACTCCTCGGTACATTGGCTCAGAACGGTCTGGGCCTTTTGTCTTCTGCAATCCAAGCAAAGGGCAAGCAAGTCGTTGAAGACGCCCTTGGCGTAAAGATTTCCGACAACCCGTCTGACGCTGAAGTTTCTAAATTGCGTCAACTGCAATATGACCACGAAGAGCGCCTGCTTGAGTTGGGCATTGAAAAGGCTCGTATTGAGCAAGAAGAGTTGACGGCGTTGCTCAGAGCGCAAGCCAACCAAGAGGACAACGTCAGCAAGCGTTGGCAGGCCGATATGTCCTCTGACTCGTGGTTGTCAAAGAATGTTCGCCCCGGCACTCTTGTGTACCTTCTGACCGCCTATTTAATATTTGCCCTGCTTGACGGCTATGGGTACAAGATAAGTGAATCCTACGTCAACCTGCTGGGCCAGTGGGGTATGCTGGTTATGACCGCCTACTTCGGTGGACGTACCGTTGAGAAGGTCATGGAAATGCGCAGAAAGGACAAAGAATGAGCCTTAGTGACGAACAAGCCGCGTTTCTTTTAGACGCTTGCGCACTCATCAAATACGCTACAGAACAGGGTTTTAAGGTTACAGGTGGGGAATTGGCGCGCACACCTGAACAGCAAGCAATCTACGTCAAGACAGGGCGCTCTAAGACCCTTAACTCTATCCACCTCAAACGCTGTGCCATTGACTTGAATTTCTTCAAGGAAGGGCAGATAATCTGGGACAAGGGCATCCTTGCTCCTTTGGGTACATATTGGGAGACTTTGAACCCAAAAAACCGTTGGGGAGGCAATTTCAAGTCGCTGGTGGATTGCCCGCACTTTGAGCGCAATGTCGGATAAGGAGAACAAATGACGACCGCATCGGTAATGACTTACGACTCCTTGGTCGAAAACATCCAGTCCTATCTGGAGCGAACCGACGCCGCTACGCTCGATAAAATTCCTCTTTTTATTATGCTGGCCGAACAGATCATCGCCAGCCAGATCAAGTTTTTGGGTAACCTGACAGTCAACACCAGCACGATGACGGCCACTCAGGCGGTCATTGACAAGCCTGCGCGTTGGCACAAAACCGTTTCAATGAATGTTGTGGTGGCTGGTAGTCGCCAGCCTGTCCTGCTTCGCAAGTACGAGTACCTGCGTGAGTATTGGCCTGATGCCACAGAGACAGGCGTTCCTGCCTATTACGGCGATTACGACTACACACACTGGCTGGTGGTGCCTACACCAGCCCTCAATTACACCTTTGAGGTGTTGTACTACGAGCGGATTCAACCGCTTGACTCTTCCAACCAAACAAACTGGTTTACCATTTACGCTCCGCAAGCGTTGCTGTATGGGTCTTTGTTGCAGTGTATGCCGTTCCTCAAGAACGACGACCGTATGCCTATGTGGCAGGCAAACTATGACCAGATCATGCAGACGCTTAAAACGGAAGATGTTCAGCGTATTGGTGACCGACAAGCCGCAGTATTGGATACCTGATCATGTCATTCAACAGTCCCTTCACTGGCAACGTCATCCAACCAACTGACGTATCGTATAGCCGAATCACGCTGACGACCGACTTGCAACTAACTTGGCCCATCAATGGGTCGGCTACTGATGACGCCGCCGCTCGTATCATGGAGGTGTCTACCGCCTCTAGCGCCAACGAGTTGTGGATGCCGCCAGCCAATCAATGCTCTGTTGGTCAAGACGCTCTAATCCGAAATGTGGGCGCTGTCAGTTTGTTGGTAAAGGACTACTCAGGGGCAAACACAATTGTTACGGTTGCCGCTGGCGAGGCGCAGTACATCTATGTCACCACCAACGCAACCACAGCAGGCACATGGGGCATCATTGCCTATGGTATTGGCTCCTCTGGTGCTGATGCCGCCACCCTTGCTGGGTACGGTTTACTTGCAATCGGTCAGACGCTTAACCAGAGCCAGCCAGTCACAACTTTTTCCTCTGACTACACCGCACTGGCAACAGACCGTTCAAGCACTTATGTGTGGACTGGTGGCGCCGGAACCCTGACGCTTACCCTTGCGTCTACGCTTGCCGACAACTGGTTTATGTTTGTTCGCAACAGTGGAACTGGCGCTTTGACGGTGGCTGGCAGTGGTGGCAACACAATCAATGCCTCGGCTTCGATCATCCTTCAGCCAACTGACTCTGCAATCATTGTGTGTAGTGGCACCACCTTCTATACGGTGGGCCTTGGAAAATCGACGCAGTTCAACTTTACTCAGTTGACCAAAGCAGTGACTTCTGGAACTACCACCTTGACGGCTTCTGAGGCGTCCAACGTGATCCAGAAGTACACGGGCGCTTTGACAGGCAATGTGACCATCGTTGTACCTCCTACAGTTCAGGTGTACTACATTGTCAATGCAACAACTGGTGCATACACACTGACAATCTCAACTGGTGCGGGCGCTACAGCCGTTTTGACCGCAGGCTCTCAAGCAACACTTGTTTGCGACTCGGTTAATTTGTTTAACGCCAATACGGTTTTGGCGGGTTCATCAAGCATCAGTTTGAACAACGGCGCTGTAGGCTCTCCATCGCTAAACTTTGCAACAGAGACAACGACGGGTGTGTATCACGCCGCCGCTGGCGAATTTAACATTGCGATCCTTGGCGTGCTGAGATCAACATTGTCAGCCACTGGTCTTGCAATTGTGGGCACGGGTAACTTTACGGGTGGTATTTCTGGCGGGACTTACTGATGGTCAAGAAGGTTTTTGCCATCGATACGGCCCCCGGCGTTCAACGCGACGGCACCATATTCGACATGAATTTTTACACCGATGGCCGCTGGGTTCGTTTCCAGCGTGGCCGTCCTCGTAAGATCGGCGGCTTTCGGGCCATCACCCAAGAAACGCATGGCTACTCTCGCGGCATCTATGTCAACTCTGTTGACGGCGTCAACCAAGTATTCAACGGCTACAACAATGGCCTTGAGGTCATCAACATTGACAACACTGGTATTGGTGCTGGCGTCAACCAGTTCACCTTTACGGGCTTGGTGTTGACCCTTGGCACCTTGGTGGGCGGTACGCTGTACACCAACGGCACCTACACGAATGTGACCCTGACTGGTGGCTCTGGCTCTGGCGCAAAGGCCACCATTGTGGTGGCTGGCGCAACGGTGACCACGGTGACTCTGACCACCCCCGGCAACGGGTATGTGGTCGGTAACACTTTGAGCGCCACTGCGGCCACCATTGGCGGTACTGGTAGTGGTTTCTCAATCAAGGTCGCAACAATCAATGACGGGTTTGTAGAGAGCGATTTAAACCTGTGGCAATTTGACTCTTCGTTTGATTCGCAAGGTTCGGGCAATCAGTTGCTGTTGGCGCACCCCGGTCAGAACTTAGCCCAGATTGACCAAACAACCGTGACTCCTGTTTTGGCTGGCAACATTGCTGGCACCGTCATGTCGCCGCTTACGGATACCTCTGGCACAGCGCCGACAGGCGACATCATTGAAGTTGCTGGTGGTGTGGTTGTTTTACATCCGTATATTTTTGTTTATGGCGACAACGGCCTGATTAAGAATTGCGTTGCTGGCGATCCATTTGATTGGAACGGGCCAGACTCCAACGAGACCAACGTAGCCTCTACAAAGATTGTCAAAGGCTTGCCAGTGCGAGGTGGCTCTAACGCGCCATCTGGCCTGTTCTGGGCGCTTGATTCGCTGATCCGCGTGTCCTACACCCCAACCACCATTACGGTTGCTTCAGTCCCCCAGACCTTCTTCTGGCGGTATGACATTATCTCTAGTCAGTCTTCTATCCTTTCGTCGCAGTGCGTGATTGAATATGACGGCATTTTTTATTGGGTTGGCGTTGACCGTTTCCTGTTGTACAACGGCGTGGTCAAGGAACTTAAAAACAACTTCAACCAGAACTACTTTTTTGACAACCTGAACTACGAGCA